TTAATACCCTCTGTTGGATTATTTTCATCGATGATGATATGATAGAACAATCTTCCATCGATATAGAATCTTCTGAATATGTCTGCTGCCATATTTTGATAATTCATAATCTTCAATATCGTATTGAATTCTTCTTCAATTGCTTTTTTAATTTTCTCTGATTGTCTCAGAGTGTCCATTATTATTCGAATCGACTTACCATCATCCGTTTGAACGATGGCTTCGTTTACAATATCGTCAATCGCCGATTCAATTTCTGGTTGCATTGCCATTTCTCTATAGCGAGAAATAAGCTCAACTTCATTTTTTGCGGTACCGTCAAGATCAACGTAAGTACCATAGTATGCGGCAGCGGAAATGGTAAGAGCACCGTCCTCATTGGACGGTGCTACAAACGATTTCTCAGCTTCCTGTTGTGAAATATCCTTTTGACGGGATATTTGAAAGCCAAAAAGTGATAATGCCAAAATTTTACCTCTTCAGTTATTTAATTATAAATTATTGTCCACCTGCAACAGAAGGTATAAATGACGGAGTATTTCCACCAGGAGAACCACTTCCACTAGAATCTGTAGTATTAGATTCCCACCATTGATATGAGAATGTTACTGTGAATTCTTCAATTGCATCATTTGAACCCCAATCTAAATCGATTGGAGAAATATCAGTAGGGAAAGCACCGACAAATTTATAAGATTTAATTTTGCCGTTAACATTATTTTTAGAATACTGGTGAACACTCATGTTTGTTGTATAATCTGCTGGAGTATAAGTGGATTGTGATCTCTCATTTCCTGCATGTGAATTGATTAAACTCATCCATCTTTCAAAAGAATTTCTGATAGAAAAATCTTCATCATTAATAATGGTAACTGTCCAATCTGGAAATGTTCTATTTCCAGCAAATTTCAATTCTCTACCAAAATAAAACACAGGTACAGTGCCTACCGTTGAACCGGGCAACTGTGCAGACTTAATCATAAACTTCATTTTGTTTAATGAATTGCCTTGCTGTGCTAAAATTGGAAGATTCATTTCTACTTCAAATAGATTAGGTCTGGCACCGTCGAGTGCCAATTGGCTTCTAAAGTCGTTTAAATTGAAAGGCATTTTTTTCTCCTATTGTCTAATTATATTTATTATAGACCGCCTGCAATTTCACTAAACTGTACGCCACTTCTAACAGCAACAAAGTTCAATTGAATATAGTTAATTGAACGTGTTGGTTTGATGTAGATATCACCAACGAATCTATTTGAGTCGATTACCTGTGGCGTGTTGTTTGTTGTATCACACACAACTCTGAAGTCTGTAATACCTCTTCTACCCTTAACATCTCTAAGGAATGGCTCTACAAGTCCAACAAATTGCGCTCTTGTAGTTTCATCGTTCAATTCGAATAGTGAGAATCTAGCTGCGTTAGCAATTGCTTTCTCTAGAGTAATAAACAATCTACGCACATTGATTCTATCAAACGCGGAAGGTTGTTTCAGAAGAGTCTTATCACCGTAGAGTATAGTTCCTTGTCCAGGGAAAGAAGCAACTGGGTTTACACCTAATCCGTACAGATTATCTCTTTGTGCTTGTGATGGATTCCAAGCAAGTTTAACAACATTACGAATTTGACCTCTATTGAAACCTGCCGGTGAGAACCAAGGATCATTGTTTAAGTCAGTACGAACACAAAGACCAGCAATATCTGCGTTGAGTGGAATCCAACGGTAAACATTGTTGTATTTGTCGAACTGATATTTCCAACCAGAATCAGCTACAGCATATGAAGAGGCTTTGTTTAGATCAGTATTGATCCAAGTTGATACTACATCTGCAGGTGTTGCAGAAGTCACAACTGTTTGAGGTGGTGAAACGAATGCGATGCAATCTTTTCTTGTGCCTGCTAAATCAATCCAGTCTCCTTGTGATGTATCAGACGCCGCGCCAGTAACAATCAGAGAGATGTCAACTTCTTCTTTGTTTTCAAACAAATCAATGCCTGTTGTATATTCTGTATCACTTATGACCAAGTCTCTTCCGTCTTTGAATGAGAATGTTGCGCCTGTATTTGCACCACCCATGCAGCAACCAGAGAAAATAGTACCACTTGCTGTGGAACCCCAGTTCGTCATAGTGCTAGAGAATGCAGTAGCTCCGTTTGCAACGTTCGCTTGCGGACGTGTTTCTAATGGTCCTAATGAATAAATGTATCTAGATTGTTCAGAAATCACATTTCTGTAGTATGTTGAAGAGCCATCATCCGAAACTGCATCTGATGCTTTAGAGAGGAACGGAAATACTTCGAGAACTGTTCCTTTAACTCCGTTACTGAATAGACCATCTTCGTCAACAACGACCAAGTGAAACTGATCGTCTGCTCCGCCTTGAGATGAAACAAATGTCGAGGTGCTCGGCGCTGAAGGGAAATAACTCTTATATGTCCATGCTGAGAAAGATTGTGGCGTCGCATTTGCTGGGTCGACCACATTATTTGAGTTGAAAACATTTGAATTTGCTGTGTTAGCATCCCAAACTGAAACTTTAAGAGTGTTTCCTAAAGCACCTGGATATCTTGCAGCGAATGTTGCAAGATAAGAATCTGTTAATGCATATGATTGATCATACACATCTTCATTTTTAATCAATTTAACAGCAGCAATATTAGCTAAGGCGTTTGCGGTTCCGGAATTTTGTGCATTAGCACCACCGCCGGCGTGCAGACTTGTGTTAGCAAGAATTAATGAATTGTTTGAACCAGTATTAGCAACTCTTACAATTTGTAGATTATTTCCGTATGCAAGAAAGTTCGCAGCAGAGAAGAAAGATACTGCTGTATTACCATCTGGTTTACCGAAAACATTTACCAAATCGTTTTCTGATGTAATCAAACGTCTTTTTTCTGCTGGACCCCATTGAAATTGACCAACGGTTGCCGCAGCAGTAGTTGAAACTGAAGGTACGACAGTAGTAAGATCAATTTCTGATACATTTACTCCTGGAGAAACTTGAAATGCCATTTTATATCTCCTTTATATCGTTATTTTTGGCAGTAATAACTTATCTTATATTTATCAAAATAGCATTTTTTATCTAAATGTTAAGAAATTTTCAGATTCTTCTTTAGATAACCAAACATCACCACCCTCAACAACATAATTTTTATCTAAGCCATCGTCAAATAAACCAAAAGACGGAACTTCCTCATCCGATTGATTCAGCATTTCAAGTTGCATTTGTTTTCTTAAATCATGGTTGACAATTTCTTTAAAATATTGCTGTGTTGTCATCCATGCAAATAAAACAAGAGTCATAACAATATCATCATTCGAACCTTCTTCTGCTTTAAAACTATTGAGACTTGATACAAAAGTTGTTAATTGTGATATCGTATCAAAATCGTTGATTAATAGTTTATCATTTTCAATGAGTGTTTTTAAGTTAGAACAACCAATTCTTTTTACTTGCGGCGACATCTTAATGCCAAGTTGAATACCGCGACCGAAACCTGTGCCCATAGATTGCGCTTTTTTATTTCCAGTTTCAATCTTTACTACATTTTCATATTCTAAATCTTGATGTAATGTGTCCGCGATCTGTGGTGTGTTATTTATCTCAACTAGAACATACGCATTGTTGTACATTTTTGCCGTATTGTATATGATTGTAGGAAACAACATTGGTGATATTGAAGATGAATTATATTTTGCAACTTGTTTATATGGTACACTTGAAACATCTATGACTGAAAAACTAGAAGCATCTAAGTTTCTACCCTCAGACGGATCAACAGTTATTGCATAAATGTGATCGAGTTGAGTTTCATTTGAGTCTTCTTTAATTGGCATTTCATATATTTCAAGTTTGTCATGCCTTGCAATTGGCTCTTTATAAACAAGTTGTGCAAGTTTTGAACCGGAGATAAGTGTGTTCGTTGAACCCAAGAATTCACATTCAAATTCTTGTCTAAATTGTTCTTCACTAGTGTTCTCGATTGTTTCTTTTTTCCATATCTCATCTCTACCAGGTACCATTGACCAGTGAATTTCAAATGTCTTGTAACCGTTCTTCTTGCCGATAGCATCCATCCAAAGTTTGTAGAATAGATTCATACCGTTTGGTGTCGATACGATAATGATCTTTGTCGTTTTACCGGAAGAGATAACTGGGTATACTGATGTGAAGAATTCGTTAGCGATGTTGGCTGGAACGAAAGCGAATTCGTCAAGCAAAACTAAGTTGAAAGAGCCGCCTCGAACCGCAGAACTTGAAGTTGATGATGCAATAATCTTTGAGCCGTTTTCAAGTTCTACGTTACCTTTGTTCCATGTGACAACGCCTTGCTGAAGCCATTGTGGTAGGTTTTCATATGCAAGTTGATATTTTGCTAAGATATCTCTTGCGAGAGAACCTTTGTTTGCTAGAACAGCAATGTTTTGTGATTCTGAGAAAAGTGTAAGCCAAAGAAGATATGCAACTGAAGTTGTGGTTTTACCGACCTGACGAGGACACTTTACAATTGAGAAACGGTTTTCGTGATAGACACGCACCATTTCTTTCTGAAAGTCCCACATTTCAAAGGGCATAAGACCTTTATCGACGTTGACGATTTTGATATATTTTGCGGAGAAATATACCGGATCAACAGAACATTTTAGATACTCATCTATCTGTTCTTGTGTGTATGAGAGTTCTACGCCAGCACGTTTGAGAAGAGGATTGTCGCGATAACTTGATTTATCTATCATTGTTCTTCAATTCTTTTACCAATTTTGATAATTCAGAAGTAGATCCGACGAAAATTGCTTTATCGACATTCAAATTACTGTCTCTACTTTTAATGTTTTTCAATTCACGCATTGTTTTCTGCATCATTAAAAGTTTCTCATTTGCTTCTGCAGTATTTTTGATGAGTGTTGCAACAACTTCGAATGCGCGAGGATGTTCTGTTTCAGTAGCGATGCCTAAAAGATGATCAATTGCATCATTGCCTTTTGTGATTAAAGTTTTTAATGTTTTACGCGATTCTTGATAATCTTTTTCGAGGTCTTCTTCCATTTGTTCGACCTCGAATTGTTTAGATATTGTTGTGATTTGATTTGTCGGTTTTATATCAGTTACAACTTTAGCTGGAACATCAAAAACTTCTTCCATATTTTTTTCAAATTTAGACATTTTATGTTATGTTTGGAAATTCTGTTATTGTTGTGTTGTATGTATAATTATTTGGCATTATTACATTCGATGGATTTGGTGTTATTGTTATTCGCACTGTATTGTTTGGAGTG